TTATAGGAAACACATTACTTGCTGGCCGTAATTGGAACGAACCTTCGCCAAGCAATTTAATACGTTTGTGCAACAATCGCGCCTCTGACCCAGGTTCTGGTGGTACTAATGGTCGATGGATGACTACGAATGGTCGGATGCTTGATTTGCGTTCTGGTGGTTCTAAAGATATTTCAAAACAACGGACTAGAATAATCTACCCTGAGAAGAATTCACTTTCCATCAACCAAGGCGATCAGTCAGAAGCATACGATGGAGATCAGAAGGGAAGTCCTGATGGGACAAAGATGGCATTTCAGAGTAACTATAAAATCCAAGATGGTAAAGTAGCTCGGGCAACCCAAAATCATGGACAGAGCAATACCGACATAAGAGTCGACTCACATGAAGGTTGGCCAGATAGTGGGTATTTTAGCCATAAAACTGAAGTAATGTATTATGGTGCTAAAACCCAAGACCAAGGCACTGGGGCAAATCCTAGATTTACAGATGTAACGCGTAAGATGTTTGGAACCAAGGGGGTGGGTATAGAAACGAGCAAGGAAATATTTTCTCTTGATGCTCGCCTCATCCCAGAGGATTTGCGTAACCCAGCAGCATTAAATGCACCAGATGATCTCACACAATATTATACAAAAGGAAGAACCCCAAACTGGATGCTGCCTAAAAAGCAAAAACCCCTTGATCAGATACCCTCGATATATGCTAACAGATTTCCTAACGGGAAAGAGGGTCTACCAGGAGGCGGATTAACAAACTCAGGACCATTACGATTCCAGAGACAGGCAGATGTAAATGTTGTAGTTGCGCGTCTACCAGACACACCTGCAATCATCAGAATACCCTGGGAGGTGTCGGAATCATATGTTGGTTACGCGGTTTTTAATTTGATTCCAGGAGAAAACCACCGAGAGATAAGAGGATATAAAGTATATAAAAATGGAGACCCATATCCACCCGTTCCTGATGCTTCCACTGTGCATTATTCGCCCCCAAAAGGTGGATATGCCGATGATGGGCAAACTATATTTCCCCCAAAGACGGAGTCCAGCAATACGAATATTACAATATCAGACCCTGAAGACTATGGATATGTCGGGCAATACACTATCACCGCTGTTGAATATAGCGGATTGGAAAGCAAAAAAACTAAGCCGTTTAGCATTCAACGCATCGAGGGACAACCAAATCTGAATTGGATTGTCATTCCAAATGCTACTATACCAGCAGATTTTGAGTGGACTGAAACATTGTTTTTTGGAACCACTGGTAATCTGCTGACAGAGGCAGAGGCGACTGATGTTAATCAGGAAATAGCGACTAAAATAGTTAACCACAAGGGAGAGGAATTAAACTTTTATGACGGTACTGATCCCGAAATTACCGAATTTAATGTGTGTCGGATTCAAGAAGTCCGTTATCAATATGGACAGATAGTTTATATATGGGACTATGATCATGAGGGGACGGTGACACGCACCCAAGATTACAACTATATACCCCCCACAATAGTAGATGGCATCCCAGTCCCAATACAAAAACCATTTACTGAGAACTATCGTATAACTCAAAGGTACTGGATGAAAGCACTAAACCTTTCGCTTGATGAAAACAACGATGTCAGAGCCCCAGAGATGACAAGCAAAGAGGAATTTCAATTAATTAACAGTGCATCCATGATTATCGATAATCCCGCCCATCCAGAAAGTTTTGGCCCTGACTACGCATCGAACGGTATGCGTGAGGTTAAGACCTATGAAGTACTATTTGCCCCCAAATTTGAAACTGCTGCGAGTGCAAATCCACCGAGATTTCCAGGTCAGTTTTTTGCCGAAGCTTGGTGGTATGATGATCAGTTGGAGATAGAACCGTCAGAGCGCGGGGCAATCGACCCTGTTACCAATTTACCGAAAGGCGAATATTGGAGATATACTAATCGTCGAGGCGATTATACTATTTTTCCTGCATGTACTCCTATAAGAAAGGTAGATAAGAATAATAATTTTAGTAAAGCTGTATTAGACCCTAACGAATTTTTACCAGATGGGACGACACTCAACCCCTATTTTGGGTATATGATATGGGTATCTGAAATCGGTGAATATGACTTTAGTGAAGATCAGGATGACCCACAAGAAATTGACCCAGAAGACCCAGAGCCCTGATCAGAATAATAATAGTCTAATATTTAGATAATTATTACTTTGTGTGCGTATAAATAAACTCATAGAAGACAAAGAAGAGAATATATTAATGGCAATACCAACCCAACAGACCATTTCGAAAGGTTCTACAGCTAATGATGGCACTGGTGATAGTCTTCGAGATGCGGCAGATAAAATAAATAATAACTTTTCCCGTCTATGGCAGGATGCTTATAATAGTACGGATGACTGGCCAGGAAAATCATTCGTGATTGGTGATGTATCTACCACTAACAATACTATCCCATCTGCTGGAAAAATCAACACCTATAACCCCAATTCTAATATGTTCGATTTTACCAACTTTCGTATTTCTCAGTCTGATCAATTGGGAACAGTAATGACTACAGGTGTTCAAAGGGACTATAACGAGGGTAATGGACTGTGGGATTCGGTGGAAACATCGACTGTCTTGACTATGTATCAGAAAGTCTCCACATCTACATACTCACAATATAAAGTTGTTGGACAATATACAGGAACAGTGTTTTTTAAAACCAAATCTAATCCTGATAATAACCTTCAGCCCATTGACCCTGCTAGATTTCCTGCCTCATTTAATTTTATACCCGACTCATCAGACTATTGGTACTTTGTACGAACCACCCCCGCCACCCTATATGGCGAAGGTAGTCTATCTGTTGGTGATTCATGTTACATTAAACTAGACAAATTTTGGTAAAGTATACTCGGAGATAGCAATGGCAGCAACAATAACAGACACCTTGAAGAGAGAGTTACTTGACGAATTCTATGCTTCGTACACGGGTAAAAATGCAGTTGGGGAAGCCGGAGAAAATTCAATCCCAGCAGTCGCCCCCGATAACTACTGGATAGGTATCGGCAAAGCAGAGGAATGGACAAGCATTGGAAATCCTCCTGCTCCCAATTCCTCAATCGGTGATATTATAGAATTTCAAGCATCGATACAATCTGCGAAGAAAGTTCAGGATGTATCTTATGTTATTCCTCGCGTTAACTGGTCTCCTGGATCGATATATACTGCTTGGGATAATGAGTACAGTTCAGACACGACCGTTGGAAGTTTAGAAGACATTATAGGTTCTTACTATGTCATCACTGATCAAAATAATGTTTACATCTGTATAGAACAAAGCATGGGTGAGAACGGAGTTGTTAGAAACTCAACAACTAAACCAACTGGAACCACTTCGTCTGTTTTCACTACTGGTGATGGATACACATGGAAGTTCATGTATAATGTTGGGGTGTTTACTGCCCGAAGATATCTTACTTCAAACTACATTCCCGTAGAGCGCGTACCTGACCCTAGTGAAGTCGATGGAAAACCCTTGAATCAACTATCGATATCTAGGAAAGAGCAGCACGACTTGCAAGAGTTGGCAGTTGTCGGACAGGTAATAGGTATTGCCGTGGACTCAAGCGGGGTCGGGTATCCTCCTAACAGTCAAATCTCTGTCGCAGTTTACCAAGGTGGGAGTACACAAACAACAGACGCTCACGCTTATGTACGAACAGATAATAGAGGTAAAGTATTTCAATGTGTTATGAGGAACAAATTTGAGAATCCAACTATTCACAAATTTGGTGTTGGATACGGGAAGGAGGCGTGGGCAGAAATCACTGCTGACTCAGCGGGAGGCGGAACAGGTGCAGTTTTACGGGCAATTGTTGCTGTCGATCCAGGTGGAATGGGTGCTGACCCAAGGAACGATTTAAATACTTCTGCTCTTATGTATACAGCACGATTGGTTGGTAACGAATATAAAAGCTTTAATGTTCAGAATGATTTCCGTCAATTTGGATTGATAAAAAATATTATGACGGATTCGGATAACCCAAAACTGTTTCCTAATCTGCGTGGCGATGCTATGAAGAAGTTAAAGGTTCAGGTAAACCCGTCTGATTTTGATCCTACAACAATCGGTCCAGAGGCAATCGTTCATGAAGTCCCTAGTTCTGGTCCAATAATCAGACAGGCAATTGTTGATTATTACGAGGCATTGGATGATGAGAATGGGCAAGCTGTAGGAATTATACACTGTCACCAAAATTCATCTACTGGATGGCGAGAATTTACCAACACGACCGGAACAGCATTAAGGATTGGTGCTAACTTAGCTTCCACCATTCGGGACGATGACGCTCCCAACCTTGCACTGCGATCTGGCGGCATGGATAACTTCTCTGGTAAAGTCTTATATATAGATAATAGGGTTGCGATTGAGCGCGAAGTCGACCAAACTGAAGACATCAAGATAATTATAGATTTATAAAGGATAGAATAATGCCGAAGGATTATACAGAACAGACTATTAAAGATTTTTATCATGATGATTACTCCGACAGTGCGGGTTTTCATAAGATACTCTTTAATAGTTCGCGTTATCTTCAAGCAAGAGAACTGACTCAGTTACAGACTATTTTACAGCAGCAAGTCACTAGATTTGCAGACAACATTTTTCAAGATGGTGCTGCTACTAATGCTCCAGGTGCTGGCGTATCCCGTCTTGAATATGTTCTTATTAGCAAGGAAAGTCTCGGCACTAATGATGTACAATTATATGTTGGAAAAACTCTAAAAAATCCACCTCTCACTCCTGTCCACGGTGGATTAAAATTCACAGTTTCATCCGCATCTAATCCGGTTGATGAGGAACAGTATGCAACACTTTACGGAAATTATACTTCAGCGAATCAAAGCAGCATAAGTAGTGATATTCAAGACACTATGCTAACGTTTCTAGATGGTGATGTACTGGAAGATGTGAAAGAAAGTAATGACACGCCCGATCTTACTGTATCAACTCGCGATGGAGCTCCTTTATCAACAGGCGTAGGTCTGCTGTTTCATATACAAACTACCAATTTTTACACACAAGGACATTTTGTCCCTGTTTTCAAGCAAGAGATTATTATTTCGCGACATAGTGCTGATGTCGATGTCGATGTCGGTTTTACTGTTTTACAAGATATCATCACCGTAGAAGATGATGTTAGTCTCTACGACAATCAGGGTGCTGTCCCCAACTTAGCATCTCCAGGCGCAGACCGTTATCGTATACGACTGAAACTCGTCACAAGGGACGCGGTTGCAGACCCATTAGACTTTATGATTTACGCAAAGGTGAGGGAAGGTCTGATCGTAAAGGCGAAGGATGGTAATAATAATTATAAAGAAATCGAAAAGCGCATGGCATTGCGTCAGTTTGATACTAATGGTGATTTCATGGTAAATCCATTTAATCTTTCTTATCAGGCAGGAAACACTGACGATACTATTACAATGACAGTGGAAGGATTAACATCCGCTGGCGAAGCAACCGCATTTGTTGATGGATATAGGTTGGTACAATCCTATGATTCCGATTACGCCATCCCCAAACCAGTAAGCACCAAATTAGTATCATCTACTTCAAATACAATTGCATATAAGAACTTTATTACCGTGAGCAATACCGTCAGTGCTGAAGCGGGGTTAGGACTCTATCCTAACGGTGGTAACATTGAGACCCAAACAAACTTTCATCTGTTTAATGATAGCGATAACACAGTCGCTGTGAGTATAGGCACCGCCAGAATTAAGTCTATCACCAAGAATACTGATAACACTGATGTAAGGGGAGTTCGTCTATATCTTTACGATATTGTCATGAATGTCAATGAGAACTTCCGCGATGTTGAAGGAATATCTTCTGTTGTTACTCCAACATCCACTGTTGGAGCCAACCCAATAATTCCAATTACCCGTACAGGAACAGGACAGACTGCACAAAATATCGCTGTATTCCCGAAGATAAATGAATCTTTATTTCCAATTCCTGGAGGAAGACCAAAGACTATTAGTGATGTACAATTTCAAAAACAGAGGCAATTTGTTACCTCTGTGAATGGTGATGGTGAGATCACCCTCACAGCAGGAACAAACAGTACCTTTGAAAATACACTAGAGTGGATATTTATAAACCGTAGCGACAAAACACAACACTCCTCTGCAACTCCACCGGCAATCACACTTTCTGGAACTTCTGCCGTAATCACCGGACTGAATTCAGGTGACAACTATACAATATTTGCTTATACGAAAGATAATGCTGCTGTAGCAAAAGTTAAAAGATTAAAAGTAACTGGATATCTAGAGTTTGAGGGTATCGCTGATGCCGACTTTACCATCGCCTCACATTATTATGATGGTTATAAATTGGTTTCAGCTCGCAGTGCAACGGGAGAGACTGGTGGCAGTGATTTGACAGACCTGGTAGAATTTGACGGAGGTCAACGAGATAATTTTTATTCTCCGATTGTGATAAAGCGCGGCAGCGTTGACAATAGCATCACTACAATATATGTGAAAATGGAATACTTTGAATGGCAAGGTGGTGGTGACTTCTTCAGTGTCAGTTCTTATGATTTACTTGCTGCTGATGCGGGAAATTATTTAAAATTTTCATACGCAGATATACCATTTTATGTTTCAACCCGTGATGGGACTTCTTATGACCTTAGAAATCATTTCGATTTTCGTTCTAAACTTATTCCTGATGCAGCCAGTATGCCTCCTGGTGATAGATTCTTCCTTCCAAAAGATGGTGGGCAGATAATCTATGATGTGGAGTTTTATAATAGAAGAATTGATAATATAGTACTTGGGTATAATGCAACAACGTTTCAGTCCGAAATCAGAGTTATCGAAGGTGTAGAAGACCTCGATCCCAAACCAAAAGAACCGAATGCGAACGAAATGACTCTCTTTAATGTCAATTATGGTGGTAATACCATTAGCACTTCAGACCTTAATGTAAAGACTCACAACTACAAACGCTTCACCATGAAAGATATCCAAAGATTGGAAAATCGCGTAGAAATGTTGGAGGAAACAGTATCCTTATCATTCCTCGAACAGTCTGTTGCCAACCTAGTTGAAATAAACCCTGATACTGGTGCTATCCGCTCAAAGACTGGTTTCTTTGTTGATGATTTTAGTAACGGTCTTGCTTTTACAGCATCCCCTACAGGTCCTAATTGGGTCGAAGATTTTGCCTCTGTTGGACAAACTCTCCTTCAGACAGGAGATGAAAGTTATGCAATTGAACCTAAGAATGCTGTACAGGCAATATCTATGCTGTTTGATTCTGGTGGCAGCACAAATTCGGAAGGATACCTAGAAGGAAGATCAAGTGTTTATAGTGCATTAGGCAATGATGGAAATACTAATTTCAAACATACTGGCGATACTATATATCTCGACTATATCAGCACTTTGGATGAGTCGTTGCGGAACGAATCCATCTCTTGGAAATCTGATAGTGCAAACTATGAAGAGAATGGTTACTACAATGTCAACCCATTCGCTGTTTTTACTGGTGAGGGTACTCTAAAATTATCACCAGAAAATGATGTTTGGTTCGATGATATTAGACTCCCTACTAGAAATATAACTAGAGTCGTCACCAATATCACACGCCTTCTCCCCCTTGACACCAGCACTGTCGACAATAGCGAACTTGATGCGCTGAAAGCGCAGGTGGTGGCAGATAACATTGCAGGAGCCCAAGAGATGGGGACATTTGTTGTCAGGCAAAGAAATACAATCAGAACTCGAAATACGGTCGTCAGTAGTGATACTACCACTACTCTAAATAGTACTAGAGAAGATAAAATGGTCATGGCCTATCCGTTTGCAAGGTCGCGACCTGTCTACTGTAAGGCAAGGGGTTTGCGTCCAGATACTCGATACTGGCCATACTTTGTAGGCGTGGAGGTATCACAGTGGTGTAAATCGCTACAAAAGGCAGAATATGAAACACATATAAAGAATAAAGACCATCTTAAAACTTATGCTCCTGTAAAAGTCGGTCTGACCGAAAACCCAGATGGAACATCGTCATTGGTATCGGACAGAACTGGAGAACTTTTTTACTCTTTCTTTTTGCCTAATACTGCTCCTGTCGCATCCAACAACGGTAGAAAGTTTACTAGCTTTAAGGAGTGGGAGCAATGGGGTGAAGAGCAAAAGCGTTTGGCTGCCGCTCAAAACAGCAGTATAAAAGACCCTGCCATCTATGATAGTATAGGATGGAAGTTTAAGGCAGGACTATTAGAAATGAAACTTTTAGATGTCTCACCTATTGATGGGCAAGGAGCAGATGAAACTCAGGCACTTTCGAGAGCATCTGCGATATATGGGGCTCTGGGTTTTTTGAGGGTAACACAAAGAACCAATCATTATACTAGAGTTACCAATATAGTAACTCAACAACAAACGACAGGTAGTAACAGACCGACTATATATAAGTATGATCCGCTGGCACAAGGGTTCGAAATTGATGCTCGTAAAGGTGTTCCAGGCGCATTTATTACAAAGGTTGATGTGTTTTTGAGAAAAGCTCCCAAGACTGATACACAGGAGGGTGGTGATCAACTTGCCATACCTATCCAGTTACAAATAAGAGAAATGGAAGCAGGTTTTCCTAAATCTCACGCGATTACAGAACAGTTTAGGGTGTATAAGTCTGCCGACTCTTGCTTTAGTATAATTGAAGATATCAAAACTGAGGGAGGTCTTGAAAACCTCGAAGCAGTTATCAATAATCCTGTAACCTTTGAGTTTGAAGAACCAGTTTACATTGAAGGTGGACGGGAATATGCAATCGTGTTGTTATCTGAGTGTGATAACTATGAAGCGTTCATATCCACAACTCACTCACTGGTGCTTGGTAAGACTACCCATAGGATTAATAAGCAACCTTCATCTGGTTCTTTATTTTTATCACAGAATGGTTCAACTTGGACACCAAAACAAGACCAAAACATGGCATATAGAGTCCATACTGCGAAGTTTAAGTCTGAAGGTAATGTAAACTTTGCAAATTCTAAATTCCCAAAGTTTGTTCATAACCAACCCAGGTTATCATTAGACAGTGCTGACGCACTGCGATTCCGTGTTAACCAATTCGCACACGGAATGGGTGTTGGCGATCGGGTAAGTCTTACAGGACTTGATGACACCACGGATTACTACGGGGTACAAGGAAGTGTTCTAAAGAGTGCATCCAGAGTGGTGGCAGGTGCAGACGCTGGTGGGTACTTTGTTAATCTTCCTGCATCTGCTGCGTTTAATAATACTACCCCGGTCGACTTTGGTGTGAAAGAGTGCGAAAGTAGTCAGGGATTTAACTTTGACCGAGCAGTGATGGACTTCAAATCTTTAAATTTTCAAGGGACATCTGTTGCTTATAAAGGAAACTTTATAAGTGGAAACACGTTATCTGAGTTTGGAAAAAGCGGAGAGCAAGACCCGAGATTTGTACGGGACGCTGCTGACGTTACCAACATGACAAACCTCGCCCCCAAGCTTTTTTCTAAACCAAAGATGCTTGCCGATGGCACTCAGGAAACCCTTGAAACAACTGGCCCCTCAATAGTGATATCTGCAAAAATGGAAAGTTTACTATCCTCCACCTTTGGTAATTCGTCAGAGGCGGATATTAACAATGGATATATATCTGATGTTTCGCCTATTATCGACCTACAGCAATGTAACTTTACGATGCAGAACTTTCAGATAGATAACCAAGTTCTCTCGGATACTGACACTGTTGGCTCCACTTCAAAACAGAATAAACCTTACTTCTTTGTCCCTGAAACCGACCCATCGAGAGGAACTTCTCCATCGAAGCAGATAACTAAACCTATAGTATTAGAAAGTGCCTCAAAAGGTCTTAGGGTTTTTATTGATGCTAATAAACCACCTTCAGCATCGTTTCTTCTTTACTATCGCACAGTAAGTGGGGATGATAATATCTTTGATGTTAATTGGATATTAGATGAACCTACTCAGACACCACCAGATAATCAGTTTGATGCGGATACTTATAACCCCCTAGACCTCGTATATTCTGAGTACAGTTATCTGATAGGGGGAGATGCTGGAGGCATGGTCCCTTTCACATCATTCCAATTGAAAATTGTTATGAAGTCCAGCAACAGTTGTGAAATTCCTGTGATAAATTCAATCCGCGCAATTGCTCTTGCAACATAATGTCTATTAATTATAAAAAAGTCGAAGGACAAACCCATCTCGTAAAAAATGTGGGGAGTGGGACATTTATAAATACTAATACTGATGCTATCAGGTCTTCCCAATTGAGACATGCAAATAATATAGATCAGGAAAAGAAAACCGACCAATTAAAAGACGATATCGAAACCCTCAAAGATGAGATGTTAGATATTAAATCACTTTTAAACCAGATATTAGAGAAGTAATATGGCGATATCAGATTACCCCCTGTTTACAAGAACCGACACAATGAACCAACAGGTTGTCAAGCTTGTTGAGTTTGTTAGTGTTACTGATGGTGCAACTACATCATCAACTATTTTAATAGATAAATACGATTCCGTTGCATCAGTCTCAACTTGGGCATATCCCAATTCTTTAACCACAACTGCGGGTGGTGATATTACATTTAATCCAACTGCAAACTTTAATGTTAATGCTAGTACTATTACATTTAATCCAACTGTAAACTTTAATGTTGAAGGTAATTCTACATTTAATGGAAGAATCACCATGCCATCTCAGGATGTCAATACGACAGAAAAGGATGTGGCTGGTGCAATTAATGAATTGAGAGCAGCAATTGTTACCCTAAACGGTGGAACCTTTCCGTCATAAGAATAATATGTTTAGGAGATTTTTACTTTGGCAAATCATACCGCATCAGGAACAATAGAGTGTACTGCTTCAAGTATCAGTTTAATAATTTATCAGAATATCATTGAACAGAATGCTATTCCGATCAAGAGAATATTTCGAATTCGAAAAACTAAGACAAGAAAAATATTGTCCCGAAAAACTATTTAATAGAAGTATATAAATATATGGCACAATACGAAGACATAGAAGTAGATCAAGGTTCATCTGTTAAGTATCAGATACAACTGCTGGATGTGAGCGGTGGTAAAAGAGACTTATCAAACTACTTTGTTAGAGGAAGTCTGAAGCAAACATATAGTTCAGATAGTGATACTGCTGTGAATTTTTTGACAAACATTGATGCTCCACCTCAAAATGGAATTATCAATTTTAGTCTTACTCCACAGCAAACTGCTACACTAACCAAGCGTAGATATGTGTATGATATAGAAGTTGAGTATGATCAAAACAGTGTCGCTGTTGTCGAAAGAGTTCTTGAAGGTAAGGTCTTTGTATCAGGTCAAGTTACCGATACAATAGTTAGACCAGTATAGTAAATTGAAGGAGTATAAATAGATGAGTATAAAGACAACGAGTGACGTTGGTAGATTAACAGGACATGGTCAAGTTTTACGCAAGAACGGAACCATAGAAAAGTTCACTATTGACACTAGTGTCAATAAAGAGCAAGCAGATAAAATTGAATCGCATATGCGAAAAGAAAAGTCTGAATCTCAAAAAAAAATAACAGGTAATCTTATATAATACGGTTACTTACTTTAAAAATTTCAAATCTCTAAAGGAGATTATTATGTCAATAAAACATTCGGATGCTATTCGAAACACCCTGTGCAACCTAGTCGTTGATGCTATAGATGGTGAAGCAGCACTGTCTGGCACTATCCAGTTTATGGAGGGCGTTTATCCAACGACACCCACAGCGTTAGCAACCCTTACAATGTCCAATCCTGCTTTTGGTGACGCTGCCGCAGGTGCTAATGGTGTCGGGCAAGCTACAGCGAACGAAATCGCCCCTTACACGGAGTGTGTTGCGGGGACAGTTACACAATTTGATATTAGAACTGGTGACGCTACACCACTTATAATATTTTCAGGCACAGTAACTGCTGTAGGCGATACTGGTGATATTATTTTATCGTCTACCGCTATTGGACTGAACGATACTATTTCTATCACTTCTTTGACTTATACCTCATCTGTTTAGTAGAAATGTCTCTTTAAAGGGGTGGAGTTCTGCTTCACCCTTTTTTTATGCCTAAATAAGATTAGTAAAGGAATAAACTAGGAAAATAAAATGACACAGTATACACCAATTTCCAGACAAAAACGACCACCGCAAAATAATAGTTCACCGTTTCTGCCTTCGCCTCCAAGCACAGACCTTATCACAAGAAATGTGAAAACTGGATATCAGTGGAATGGTAATATATCACTCACCCACGATGAGGTGGACTTAAACTGGATTAAACTGGATGAAATGGCGCAGGGTGGAAAATTTTGGCCACTGTACCAAGGGTTGTTTTTAAAAAATAGAGGATTAGATACCGAAGGTGGTATCTTTGTCGATAACCCATATAACGGGATTACAACCAGACCGCTGTTGCCATCAATGAGGTTTGATGCGGCTCAAGGTTATATAAACTACAGACTAAATGAACAAGGCGACAGCGACTTTGGCGTGACACTTGCCGAAGGAGATTTTTTATCTCACAAAGGCAATGTTTATCTTAAAAACGGTGGTGTTAAATATACGAACACTTTGAAATTTAAAAGTGATGTAGATTCTGCAATGAGCATAACAGGACCAAATGTATATTTTGGTAAAGGTTCGACAGGTAATCAAAATTCAGCACAAGTACGAATTGGAAGATCGGGCGGCACAAGAGTTGATATTGGAGCCATTGGTAATGCTTTGAATCAAGAAACAATACTACAGATTGGTGCTGCTGGTCCTACCAACGCCAATAATAAATCTGGTTATATTAAAGCGAAGCAAACAGTACTTAATCCTCCACAGTGGAATATGTCTTTCCATACATATAATGGTGCTGCCGATGTTGAAGCAATAACAATAGCACCTAACGGTTCGGTCAGCATCCCATCTATTTCAAATTTGACCTCCACTGGTCCAGTCGTTTTAGGTGCAGCAGATGGCGCGGATGAAGTAGGTGATACAACGATAAAAGGCGACCTCATTCTAGAGGGTAGTTTTACTGGAGCATCTGGCTCTGGCGTTCTTGATTTGACTATATCAAATGCCGCGAGCAGTGGATTGAGTATGACTCTGGATGGTGGTGTTCTTGGTCCACTGGGTGGCAACATTACGCTCACCGCAGATGTTGATGCGCTCAACGAAATTCCTCTAGTTACCGATGTAATTTCTTGGAATGGAGTTGTCAGTGGTACTGTTCCAGCCGCGAATGCGACCGTACTAGCAACATCTAGAGATTTATGGGGACAGGCATTCGATGGCAGTGCCAGTATTACGGGTTCTCTAACCAACGTAACGACTATTTCTTCAAGCAGCAATGTGGATTTGGAGTTGAGTGCTTCTGGCACTGGTAAGATTATAAGTCATTCGACTACAGGTCTGTACCATTTTAGAAATGCTGACAACACCTTTTCTGGAGCATTTTCATTACCTGCGAGTGGCGAAGACCCAGAAATTAGTGCTGATAGAACTTATACACTACCCGACAAAGACGGTGTAGTTGCCATGATGACAGATGTTGCTGATGCATCAGTAGGATTAAGCACTGTAAATGATTGGACTGCAATCCAAAACTTCACTGCTGGCCTTACTGGAGACACAACAGGCAATGCTGCCACTGCCTCTGATGCACTGCTACTTAATGGGGTTAGAGAAGCAATAGGAACCGCTGGTGACCTCTCCACTTACGCCAACAAAATTGTCAAGAGAGATGCCCAAGGTAACTTTTTTGCTGGAACAATAACCGCAGACCTAACAGGTAATGTTGACGGTGATGTTGACGGTAATGCCGGAACGGTGACTAATGGGGTTTACACAACTGGTAATCAGACAATCGCTGGGACTAAAACTTTTAGTGATAAAATATCTGGTTCTATTGACGGTGATGCTGACGGTAATGCCGGAACGGTGACTAATGGGGTTTACACTAGTGGCGCACAAACGATCGGTGGCACCAAAACCTTTTCGAGGACGACTAAGCATCTAGGTAATATAGAATTTACCTCTGGTAATGATGGAGAAATAAAACAAACGACAGAAGGAAAAAGTGTCGAGTTCTTTTTCCCAGAAAACGAAAACGCCCAACTAACTGTAAATAATACCGGAATGGCACTTATTGGAAATGCTTTTTTCCTGGGTCATCACTCAGTATCTGGAAATTTTGGTTGTACGGGTCTGATAAGTGGTAGTGATGGTCTTAATATAACAGGTGCAATAACTGCAACTGGCGATATCACAGCATTCTATACTTCTGACAAAAGACTAAAGGAAAACATCACACCCATACCAAATGCTTTGGAAAAGGTCGCATCAATTAGTGGTAATACATTTGATTGGAATGATAAAACCGATAAAGTGGGAAGCGAAACTGGTGTTATCGCACAAGAGATTAAGGCATTAGGACTTCCTGACACTGTAACAACGAGAGAAGATGGGTATATGGCAGTTCGCTATGAGAAACTCGTCCCTCTTCTCATTGAGGCGATCAAAGAACTCTCTGCCAAAGTTGACGCTATGGAGTCGAAAGCGTAATGACAATAAATTCTACAGATATAAGTCTCGGGAGCGGGACGAACAGCCTCAGGCGCGAGTATGGCGCACCTGGGTCGCGAGGAAACAATATTCATCTGAGTCTTTATTATAGAAGTATTGGGAACGTCAGTGGATTAGTAAATGAAACAAGGTTTAATGCTGAAGACCCTGACTACATTCTTAGGAAACCAGGCGTCCGGTTGAACCCCCAAAAAACGGGATACGAATATTACAATAAGAACTATGCTCGGTCCACTGACATTTGGAGATGGGATGTTGGCGGTGAACATGTCGTTGGAACAGACATAATAAGAACATGGAGATGGGGAGGTAGAGAACTCGG